AACAAGATATTAAATACTCCTGATATAATTGATCCCATTATTGAAGCTCAACTAGCAAAGAAGCTAGCCGCGGATAGAAGAGCTGCAACATTAGCACAAAAGAAACTTCGTAAGGTAAAAGTTGCGAAACATATCTCTGCTAATAAAGACAATGCTACTCTGAAAATTGTGGAAGGAGATTCTGCAATGGGATTCTTATTAAAGGTACGTGATCCTGATACAGTTGGAGCGTTTCCACTTCGAGGTGTGATTATGAATACCTGGGATATGAAACCTGCGGAAGTATTAAAGAACAAGGAACTATCAGAATTAGTAGCGGTTCTAGGATTGGATATTAACGATCAGGACAGTGTAGACAATATGACATACAAATATATTGCCACATTAACTGATGCTGACCATGACGGTATAGGACATATATCACCATTGCTAATTGCATTCTTTTACAAATTTTGGCCTCGACTGTTATTAGAGAATCGTGTTCAAATTACAAGAACACCAATTATGATTAGTACGAAAGGTTCTGAAGTCAAATGGATCTATACTTATGAAGATGCAGCAGAGTTCAAAAAGAAAGATGGTTATAAACATAGATACATTAAAGGTCTAGGTTCTTTAACCGAAGATGAATATCATGTCATTATTAATAAACCAATGTATGACACTGTTACAGTTGATGATGCTTCTGTATTTCAGATGATGTTCGGAAAAGATTCAAGTTTAAGAAAGGAGTATATGTTCGCATGAATTTAGAAATGTTTACTGAAGAGCTGAAAGGCAATAACTATCCAATCTCAAAGGTAGCTGCTAACGAATGGAAATCATTCGCAATGTATACCGTTGAGAGTCGAGCAATTCCTAATATGATTGATGGTCTAAAACCAGTTCAAAGGTTCTATCTCTATTCCTCATTAATTAATAGCAAGAAGGATTTTAAAAAGGTATCTGCAGTTTCTGGTATTATTTCTGACTACGGTTATAACCACGGAGAATCTTCTGCTGCTGGTGCAGGTCAATTAATGGCAGCCACTTGGAATAACAACATATGTCTTATTGAAGGTAGAGGATCATTTGGTACTCGACTTGTTCAAGAAGCTGGTGCTGCTCGTTATGTCTACTCAAGAGTTCACGATAATTTCAGTAAGTACGTTAAAGATATTGATCTGAGTCCTATTCACGAAGATCCTGAACACGAACCGCCTGCGTTCTATTTGCCAATCATCCCTATGGTACTTGTAAATGGAACCAAAGGTATTGCTACAGGATTCGCGACAAACATCCTTCCACATAACCCTAATGATCTCAAGAAGGCTTGTTTACAATACATTAAGAATGGTAAAATACAAACACCATTAGGAATTAAGTTTCCTGATTATACTGGTAAGGTTGAACAGAGTGAAGAAGACCCGACTAAATATATTTCGTATGGTACCTTTAAACGTTCTGGTAAAACTGCGGTATCTATTACGGAAGTACCATACGGCTTTGACCGAGAAGGATATGTAAAGGTTCTCGATAAGTTAGAAGAAGAAGGTGATATCGTATCTTACGAAGACAAATGTAATAAAGATGGGTTTCACTTTGATGTTAAACTCAAACAATCTTCGGTTAAATGGAACGATTCTAAACTCATTGCCAAATTCAAGCTAAGTAAGCCATTCTCTCAAAACCTAACAGTTATTGATTTTGATGGTAAACTCCGCGAATACTCGTCCGCTAAACAACTTGTAAAGGACTTTTGTGACTACCGCAATGGTATCCTACAGCAGAGAATTGACGCTAGAGTAAATGAATTCACAGAACAAGTTCGATGGCTTAATGTCAAAATGGAGTTCGTTCAAGCAAATGTTGACGATCGTATTGTGTTTAAGAATAATAATAAAGCACAGGTCGTTAAACAAATAATGCAAGAGACATCGGCACTAGGAGGTGACACAAACCGATTGCTCGCATTAAGTTTCTTAAATTGTACAAAAGAGGAAATTGTAAACCTTAAGAAACAGATTGCTGACGCTACTGAGACATTAAGCTTCTGGCATACAACCTCACCACAAGAACAATTCATAGCAGACTTGGAGAACATATAATGGCAAGTAATACTACTCAATTAGAAATTGATACATCAGCACACATAGATGAGAGAGGCGTTGAAGTTTCTATCTATATTGGTGCAAACGCATGTGAACCTTCTATTGAAACAATCTTCGATTTTGAAACATTGATTGAGAACTATTTTGAAGGTTATACAATAGGTGATATGATTCGACCTATAGATATTCCTGATGCAGAACTTTTAGTTATTAAACTCGAGCAGATGGCAAAGTATGCACGGAACATGCTTGAAGATTACGCATCCGAACATAAGGAATAAGTAATGCTAATGCTGCTTGTTACACTCTTAAACTACCCGTTGCTGCTTGTTACACTCTTAAACTACCCGTGGTACAATCACACCACGGTCTATCTAAATCTCGACTGTCCTTTCGAGCTTCCTTCTATGCGAGGCTCTCAGGGTTGCCGATTACAATATGCTTGACGATCTGATAATGGAGCGGATCCTAAGCCTAATTCAAAATATTTCGCGCAGGAATAAATAATAATGAATAAACTTAAATTGATATGGAAATACGCATTAGGTGGTTTCTCTGACGATAAGACAGAGCCCTATGACGATTATGTTATGTTGCTACGAACGATTATTGTTGGTGTAAACTTTTTAACGTGTTTCTTTATTATGGCAAATACAATAAGGCATTGGTGATGAGTAGAAAAGAAGATTACGAAAGAATGGATACTAACAAGTATCTTAATTTGAATTTAAAAACGGACGGGTTACCTCTACCAGATGTTAACGCGCAATTTATTGAATTCTTTCACAGAATGGATTACAAGTGGTGGAGAGATGTTGAAGAAGGTGATGTGGTTGTTGATATTGGTGCCTGTGTTGGTTTCTTTGTCTGTCATGCTCTTGACCGTAAAGCTTCTCGTATATTTGCTATCGAACCTTCTAGGCCTCATCTCAAAACTCTTATCCAAAATATTTCGGATCATTATATTGACAATAGTACTACTCCTGTCATTCCTATCGAAGCAGGCATAGGATCAACGTCAAACCATTTTAATAATGTCTTTTCAGAATATCGAGAGTTTAAAAGAATGTCTTTTCTCGATCTTGTGGTTGATTATAATATACCAAAAATTGATTACCTCAAAATAGATTGTGAAGGTGGAGAGTACGGTGTATTCACTGAAATCAATATGGAATATCTAACTACAAATGTTAAACACATGGCAGTAGAGTTTCACTTAAGCTGTTATGGTGGAGCTGCAAAACAATGGATGAAGGTCAGAGATACGTTATTGCCGCAATTCAAAAAAGTACGATGGATGGATAAGAAACACGAAGCCTTAGCCTACAATGACCGATGGTTAAACGAAGGTAATTGGGATCAGTGTTGTGCATTCATGGTATACATCACCAACGAATAATTCTTGCCGACTCAATTCTAATAAATAGAAATATACAAATAGGATTGAGCCGATGCCAGAAATTATTAACAATTACTTATCTCCAACTAATTTTACGATTAGTATAGAGAAACTCCCTAATGTAGAATTCTTTACACAGAAGCTGCAAATTCCAGATGTCACTGTAACTCCTACAACGTTAGGTACTCCTTTAGCAAACATATACGAATACGGGGATCGTATTGAGTACGCTGAGTTGACGACTACCATGATCCTCGATGAGAATATGAATAACTATAAAGAAATTCTCAATTGGATAGAAGGCTATGCTTCCCCAGAATCCTCGAAACAAAACAAAATATACACCGCAACTGGTCATGAGTCCGATATCATTGCGACCATTACCAACTCTCACAAAAATCCAAACATAAGATTCGTATTTAAGAATTGCTTCCCAACCTCTTTGGGTGGTGTTTCTCTTGATGTTAATGTTACTGATGTAGCATATGCAACAACGACAGTTACCTGGAGATACGATACCTTTACGATGGAACAACTATAAGATAAACCTTTTATTATGAATTATGATTTTATTGAAGTGGGTACATCTGATTTTGATACCCTTATACAAGACGCAACCGATCAATGTATTGGTCTGTGCATTGAACCAATCAAGTTCTATTTAGATCGACTACCAAACAAACCAAACGTTAAGAAAATCAATTCTGCGATTTCTTTTGATGGAAAAGTAGGTCGTGATAAAGTTTATTATATTCCTCTTGAGACAATTCAGAAACACAACATGCCTCTTTGGATTCGCGGCTGTAATTCAATAGGTGACTATCACTATCAACACAAAAAGAATAATCTTCAATCAGTTGTAGAAACAATTGATGTTGATACGATACCTTTAGGTGACATCTTTGAACAGCATAATGTTGATACACTTACTATATTAAAAATTGATACAGAAGGCGGAGATTGTTTTATATTAAATTCGTTTCTTCCTTTTCTTGAATCTAATGAAAAAGAACGTTGGCCTTCATGGATTGAATTTGAAACAAACATCTTAACACCAAAAGAAACGGTAGACGATACGATTCGTAAATACTGTGATCTTGGTTATACAGTAGCAAGACGTGGAGTTGGAGAAGAGAACTCAATCTTACAAAGTCCTTTGTGTAAATAACCATTGACATTCACAGTGAAACCTGTTATAATTGTAATGAATTTAAAGTTTATGGAATAGATTATGGATACGAATGATATAGCAGCAATATGGGCAGCTGACTCGCCAATAGATGAAACCAACCTCCTAGGTGAAAGTAAAAGAATCCCATCGTTACACAGTAAGTACTATAATCTTTATTATAGGGAAGTCTTGCGTGTTAAAAAGTTAAAGGCAGAATATAAAGAATTGGAAATGGACAAACGTAATTGGTACGATGGTTCTATGGCCGAAGAAGATCTGAGAGAAAAAGGATGGAAGCCGTTTCAAAGAAAGGTAATAAGAAACGATTTGGATAAACATATTCAAGCAGACAAAGATGTTATTAAATTAAGTCTTACGATTGATTTCCATACGGCAAACGCAAACTACCTCGAAGATATTATTAAAACAATACACAGTAGAAACTTCATTGTTAAGAATATGATTGATATATTGAAGTTTCAGTCTGGAGATTACTAAATGAACTGGTTCACAAAGTTTTGGAGCAAGCCTGAGGTTCAACAGCGAGAAACTCTTGTCATAGACATGATGAAGGACGATGTTGACCCTGAAGAACTAACAATTGAAAACGCATATAAGACAAGATGGATTTGGTACCATACAATATTAGCAATAGGTATCTTTTTCACTAACATATTATTAATCTCAATACTTTTATTATTGGCAATTAAATTATGAATCCATACGCAGCAGATATATCTGAAGAATTAAAAAGAACCATTTATAATGGCTTTTGTTCTATTCAGGAAATCAAAGGAATACCATTAAGAACTCAACAAGGTATGTTACTTGCATTAACTGGTATGTTAAAAGAACATGGTTGGGCAGTGATTGGTATTACTGAAGCAGCTGCATTACGTATTCAAGAGAACGAATATAAAAGACCAAAGAAAATCAATCGTGCACATATCTATTCAAGAAAAGAAACAGCAGAGATTCTATTTTCAAAGTTGTGGACATATACTGATTTTTGGGATTTCTTTTTAGAACGTGATTGTTGTGTATTAGCAACATCTAAGGAAAATTATTCAAAACAACCCGAAGACCTATGGAGACAAGTACCAAAGGGTATGTTTCAATCTGTAGGGTTTGCATTTAAATGTGGAAAAGAAGAAGCAGGATGGCTTAAAGAGCAATTATGAGTGAAAGAATAGAAGTAGAATTAATTGATTCAGTATATATGCGCATTAAAGCGGATGCTGGATTAAAAACAGAGTTGTCTGATTTCTTTGCGTTTAAACCAGAAGGTTATCAGTTCAGTCCAAAATACAAAGCAAGAGTATGGGATGGAACCATTCGGTTGTTTCAAGCAATGCGTCCTGTATTGTATGTTGGTCTATATCCGCATCTAAAAAAGTTTTGTGAACAACGAGATTATATTTTAGAAGCACCAGCATCAATATCAGAACAGGAGAATATCGAAGATGGCTATGTTGAAGAATTGGCTGAAGAGATTAACTGTAAATTCAAACCAAGAGACTATCAAATTGAGTACATCAATAACGCTCTGCGTAACCGTAGATCTTTATCTCTATCACCGACATCATCTGGTAAGTCTTTAATTATTTACTTGATACAACAACATTACTATCAAGCACTCGGCTTAAGAACATTAATTATTGTTCCTACGATATCTTTAGTACATCAGATGGCTGGTGACTTTGTTGATTACGGTTGTGATGAGAACTCTATCTATAAAATACAAGGTGGTGTTGATAAGAATACGAAAGCACCGATAGTAATCTCTACTTGGCAATCTTTGGTCAAACAAGATAAGGATTGGTTTGGTCAATTTGGTTGTGTGATGGGAGATGAAGCTCATACCTTCCAAGCAAAGTCATTAACAACTATTATGCATAAACTTGAACATTGCGAATTCCGTCATGGATTTACTGGTACTCTAAAGTCTGCTGAAAGTAAAACTCATAGATTAGTACTCGAAGGTTGTTTCGGAGAAGTAAAAAGAATCGTATCTACAAAGAAATTAATGGACGAAGGTACGGTTGCAGATTTTGAAGTAAAGGCTATTGTATTGAATCACAGTAACGAAGCGAAGGCTGCGTTTAAAAAGGCAATGGGACAAGTAAAGGAATCTGTTAAGAAGTGGCCTGCTGAACGTGAATTCATAGTGAATCATACAGGTAGAAACAATTTTATTAAGAACCTTGTACATTCTTTAAAAGATCAGAATAACTTAATTCTATTTGACTTGGTTGAGAAACACGGCAAGATACTTGAACCTATGCTTCATAAAGAAGGACGTGAACTACATTTTATTTACGGTGCTACGAAAGGAGAAGAACGTGAACGCATTCGACATTTGGTTGAGAACGACCCTGATAAGAAACATGATATACTCGCATCCTATGGAGTCTTTAGTACTGGTGTTAATATTAAACGACTTGATAATGTAATCTTTGCTTCTTCGAGTAAATCTGAGATTAAAGTATTACAATCAATTGGTAGAAGTTTGCGTAAAGCTGAGGACTCGCAGAAAGCGGTCCTCTATGATATCGCTGATGATTTGTCGGTGGGAAGTTACGAAAACTATACATTAAAACATTTTAAGTCGAGAATCGAAATCTACTCTTCAGAGGAGTTTGCATTTAAGATCTTTACAATTGATATCTAATCATACTATATACCTTAAAGCCGATAGTCTTATTATACAAGGACTTTTGGTAAATGTCAATAGTTTTTTTCATATTTGTGAAAATAAATTTAAACCATTGACATGCAAGAGTAAATAGATTATAATAACTACAATATTTAAACAAAGGAGTTTGTATTTGAAATGGCTAAGAAAAAGAACTACGTAAACAATAAAGATCTCCTTGCCGCATTAATCGAATATAAGAGTAAGTGCGTCGAGGCAGAAGAAAGTGGAGAGAAGAATCCACAAGTGCCTGATTACATCGGCAAGTGCATTATGTTAATTGCCCAACGATTAGCAACACGACCAAATTTCAGTGGATACATGTATAAAGAGGAAATGGTCTCAGACGGAATAGAGAACTGTCTACAATATATACATAACTTTAATCCAGAGAAATCTCAAAACCCATTTGCTTATTTTACGCAAATCATTTGGTATGCATTCCTACGCAGAATCTCGAAAGAGAAGAAGCAGATGTATATTAAATTTAAAGCATCACAAAGACAAACGCTTGAGAATGAAGTATTTGATTCTACTGGTGAAGCTGTGTCCGCTAATATATTACCTGATTACATTAATGAATTCATTGATGATTTTGAAGGCAAGCTTAAAGCGGCAAAAGTAAAGAACGATGCTGACGCAGAAGAAAAAAAGAACAACGCAGCTGAGTAAAAGTTATGTTAGATTATGATAACCCATTTGATTGGAAGAAACCTTCTATTCAAATTGTAGGTAAATGGCAACCCTGGCATGCAGGTCATACAAATTTATTTAAAAAGGCCTTGACATTCACAGGACAAGTTGTTATAATAGTCAAAGAAGTATATAAATCGGAAGGAGAAGACGCTCCATTCGGTGAGATAGATGTTATCAATTCTATAACGATAGCACTAGAAAGAGAAGGCTTCTATGATGGACAGCATTATGTTATAGTATGTACTCCAAATATTGTTGGGTCCCTCAACGGACTTGGTAATGGAATATCTAACTATGATATGAAACCGTCTAAAGATTATATTATGTCAAGTGAAATTAGACAATCATTGAGAGAAGAAGGTAAATTATGAAATTAGTATCTACAAAGGATCCAATTCTATTTAAAGAATTACAAGATGTTGACATCAAAAATCCACAGATTGATTTAAAGCAAACCAAGGAAGATATGGTAGAGCTGATGGTCTCCAAAAGAGGTCTAGGGTTATCTGCTTCTCAAGTTGGTATTGATTATAAAGTGTTTATTATCGGTGAAGACAAAGAGAATACAATGATGTTCGTTAATCCTAAAGTCCTATCTGTCTCGGAAGAAACAGAACTTGACTTTGAAGGATGTCTTACCTACCCTGATGTGTTTCTCAAAATGCATCGACCAACATCCGTTGAAGCTTCGTGGTATGATGAAGATGGTAATCCACAAACCGGAAACTTTGAAGGTTATACCGCAAGATGTTTCTTACATGAATTTGACCACCTACATGGAGTTGTATTTTCTCAGAAAGTATCTCAACTCAAATGGGATAGAGCATTAAAGAAGAAGAAAAAAATTACAAAGCAAAGAAACCAAATGACAGCTTATATCGCACGCGCCCAAGCAGCAATAGACAACGCAAAAGCCGAACAAGAAAAATCTGCCACCCAGGAGTAATATGAAGATCGCGATCGTTACCGATATTCACATCGGTGTCCGTGGAGATAGCAAAGTATTCCACGAAGTTCAAAGAAAGTTTTTCGAAGAATTATTCTTTCCATATATTGATGAACATGGTATCACAACCGTGTTTGATCTTGGGGATACATTCGACCGTCGTAAGTATATTAATTATGCGTCACTATCGGCAGGTAAATCATTCTTCTTTGACAATTTAGCAAAACGTAACATAGATTTCCACGCGCTTGTTGGTAATCATGATACTTACTATGCGAGTACTAACGAAATCAATAGTATGAATCTATTGACCAAAGAGTATCCGCAGTTTACTTTATATCAAGACGACGGAGTAGAATTGGAAATTGGTTCAACTAAATTCCTTATGCTACCTTGGTTGAATAAAGAGAACGGCGAAAAGAATCTAGAAATCGTAAAGAATTCTAATGCTAATATATTGATGGGACATCTTGAAGTGCAAGGTTTCGAGATGATGAAAGGTGCATTGTGTACCCATGGTATTGATATGAACGTGTTTAAGAATTTTGAATCTGCGTTCTCTGGTCATTTCCACCATCCTTCAAGATATGGTAATGTTGAATACCTTGGATCACCTTATGAAATGACATGGTCTGATTATAAAGGTAGTCGAGGCTTTCATGTATTTGATACTGAAACGAGAGAGATGGTTAAGATTGAGAATCCTAATCGTGTATTCTATAAAGTATTCTATGACGATGAGGGTTGGACTGTTGATGATGTTGCGAATTACGATGTAGAACAATATCGAGACAAGTTCGTTAAGGTAATCGTACAGAATAGAACTAACGCATATCTTTATGATATGTTTATGGGTCGTATGTCTGAATGTGGTGCGGTAGATGTTAGAGCCGTTGATGACCATTTAAATTTAGACGCAGCAGGTGTTGATGAGATACTTGACGAAACAAAAGATACGACAGAAATATTATCACAATACATTGATGGTCTTGAGACTACAATTGATAAGGTTAAAGTAAAAACTGTATTGGATGATTTATATCATGAGGCACTTAGTTTATGAGAATTAACTTTGAGAAGGTTAAATATAAAAACATACTATCAACAGGAAACGTATTTACAACAGTTGAACTAAATCAAGTTCCTAGTACATTGATCGCAGGATCAAATGGTTCAGGTAAAAGTACATTGCTTGATGCAATTGTATTTGGTCTATACGGCCGACCTTTTCGTAATATCAACAAAGCACAGCTTGTTAACTCTATTAATAATAAAGAACTCATTATAGAATTATACTTTACAGCAGGTGGTGATAAGTACAAAATCCTTCGTGGTATCAAACCTAATCTCTTTGAGATATGGAAGAATGGTGCAATGATTAATAAAGATGCATCTATTCGAGACTATCAAGGATTCCTCGAAGACGATATTCTAGGTATCAACTTTAAAGCATTCAATCAAATCGTAGTACTTGGTTCTGCTACTTATATTCCTTTTATGGAATTGAGAGCATATCAACGTCGAGAGATTATCGAAGACCTATTGGATATTCAAGTATTCTCTGTTATGGGTACATTGGCAAAAGAACGTATGTCAAGTATCAAGACTGATATTAACGAAAACAAATACGAAATAGAAATGGTTGAGAGCAAAATCGTATCTCAAGAAGAAAGCGATGAAGCAATACGTAATCTAAAATCTATTGAAGTTGATAAGATCAAAGAAAAGATGAGTGGTCATATCGATGATATAGAAACTAAGAATAGTACTATTGATTCTCAAGATGAGATTATAAAAGTACTCTACGACGATATCTCTGATAAACCTGAAGAAAAGAAAAAGTTCTCTGATGCAACCGAAAAGAGAGCTGAACTTGAAAGATCTCGTGTTGCGTTTGAAAAGGAACTATCGTTCTACGAACACAATGATGATTGCCCAACATGTAAGCAGGGTATTGCCCACGACTTTAAACAAGAACAAATTATAGATAAGAATCAACAGAAGGCTAAGATTGAGAAAGGTCTTGTTGAAATAGCAGACGTACTTACAAAACATCAGACTCGTTTAGGTTCTATCTCAAAAATCGAAGAACAGATTCAATCAGTTAACTTTAAGATCTCTGAGATCCGAGCTGAAATCAAAATGTCCAAGAATGCTCTAATGAGTTATAAAAAGGAACTTGATAATGCTCAAAAGGAAGTTGCTGAAATTGATACTTCTAAACTTGAGAATCTACAAAAGAGAATAGATAAGCTAACTGCAAGTCGTACTGAACTTCTTGATGAACATGAGGTACTCAATATTGTTCAATTGATATTGAGAGACGGTGGTATCAAGGCAAAGATTATTTCTCAGTACATTCCTGTAATTAATAAACTTATCAACAAGTATCTTGCTGCGTTTGATCTGTTCGTTGACTTTCAACTTGACGAAGAGTTTAATGAAGTAATACGTTCAAGGTTCAGAGACAAGTTCACCTATGCTAGTTTTTCCGAAGGTGAGAAACTACGTATCACACTATCAATCATGTTGGCTTGGAGATCAGTTGCTAAACTGAGATCCTCCGTTTCAACTAACCTATTGATACTTGACGAAACACTCGATGGTGCATTGGATGGAGTTGGTATTGAAAGTTTGATTGAAACACTACATGGATTGAATAACGATGACAACATCTTTGTGATATCGCATCGTGGTGATCAGTTCGCTGAAAAGTTTGAGAACAACCTCAAGTTTGAGAAAATCAAGAACTTCTCGGAGTTAGTACAATAACCATTGACATTCTCCGTCAACTAGTATATAATGGTTGTTCAAATATAAAAAGGCATTATGGCATTGACTAAATTCTATACATCCGTTGAAAGATACGGAAACAATATTTTACATCGAGGTTACGAAAATGGTAAACGTTTCTCGTACCGCGTTCCATTTCAGCCTACTCTATACATTCATACTCCAAAGTCTGGTGCAGAAGGTTTCCATTCGTTAGAAGGTAACTTACCTGTATCTCCACACAAGTTTGGTGATATGCGAGAAGCAAAGAACTTCATCGAAGAATACAAAGGTGTTCACGGTATGAAGACGTTTGGTTCAACAAATTATGTAACTCAGTTTATTCAAGAAGAGTATCCTGGTAAGATTACATATGACGTAAGCCAGGTCAATATCGTATCGTTTGATATTGAGGTTGACATCAGTGATGGTTATCCAAATATGGACACTGCTGATAAACCGATTACGTCTATTGCTTATCATAGTTCTCGAGACGATGTATATTATGTACTTGGTCGTAAAGATTATGACAAGACTAAAACTGTTACTGATATTCCTCAAGATAAGATTGAGTTCGTATTGTTTGATGGTATTGATGGTGAACGTGCTTTACTTCAATACTTTATGAAACTATGGACAACTGATTATCCTGATGTTGTAACTGGTTGGAACGTTGAATACTTTGATATTCAATACATCGTAACTCGTATCACCGCGTTACTTGGAGAAGAAACCACAAAGCGTTTATCTCCACACAAATCATTAAAACAAACCTCTCGAGAGATCTTTGGTAAGGTTGCATCAACATATCGTATTATGGGTGTTGTTGTTCTCGATTATATGGATTGCTTTAAAAAGTTTGGTTATAAGTACGGTCCTCAAGAATCGTATAAGTTAGATCATATTGCTTACGCTGTCCTTGGTGAAAAGAAAATTGATTACTCTGAATACGGTTCGTTAACTGGATTATGGGAAGAGAATCCTCAATTGTATCTTGACTATAATTTAAAAGATACTCAACTGATTGCTCGTCTCGAAGAAGAGACAGGATTGCTTGCGTTGGTTAT